ACGCTTCAAGTCTAGCAACAGAATCCAGCCCAATCCGCTTGGCTTCCTGAGCAAGAGAGCTACTTGCGCCAGCTTGTCTCAAAGCTTCCTCAGCCTTGCGCCTTGATTCTCGTAAAGGTTCATCATAAAAGCTATTGAAACGCTGATTGATAGTGTTAGACACTTCTTGCTTGACTTCTTCTGCCTTAGCCTTGGCAAGTTCGATGGCATCCGTGATAGCTTTCTCACGCTTAGTAAATTCAGCGTCAAAAGCACGGTCAGCGTTGGCGATTTCCTTTTTCAAACGTTCTTCAAAAATCTGATGCAGATTTCGGCTTTCATTCAAAACGGCATCATTTACAATCCCACCGATCGCATTTGCAAGACTGGACTGGAAGGTCCCAAAACCTATTGATTTTAGGCGTTTTGCCATTGGCGAATAGGTATATTTGGTGATTTTCTTACGAACATCAAGACCGTACCACTCATGGTAGATACTGACCACATCGAACATCCGAACCGCTACATCGCTCTGGCCGACAACCGAGATTTCAAGACTATCTTCTAGCATGTCGCACATACTCGTCCGAAAATACTGCTTACCGTATTCAATCAAGCTAGCCTCATCTGTCACATCTTGGTCATTGACTTCCACCACATCTTCGTAGATTTGGCTATAGTTCCCAAGTAAGGGGCTGTCAATCACCACCATATAATCATGGTCAACCGCATTTTCTCCCTCGCCCTTAACAGTCGTTTTAAAGGTTATCCGAGTTTTTAAAGACTTCGTTGAGGTCTTGTGCTGGTAGCTGGACAAGTTTTTCTTGTACATAAAAAGCGATTCATTTTCTGAACCGCCATTCTTCAACAAACGTAAGTTGTAACCGTTTCGCACCATATCTCCGCCCCACTGACCAAGGATAGAGTGCTTGTCTTTGGCCAAGACCTCCATGGCATTCTTGTCCTTGATGTTGAGCGTATGCCTATCATCAATATCAGAGAAAAAAGAAAAAGGATTGGCTCTGGTAATACTACCAGCAAAAGCACTCAACACCCTTGTACCACTGACACGGTCAACCTCAATAGAGCTGACGATGTAGTTATTTAACAGGCTGATAACCTGATTGGCATAGACTTGAATATATCCTTGTTGCTTTTCAACCTCAAAAATATAAAAATCCTGCTCACCATGCAGATCATCTGCAGTCAGAAAGGTTTCCTCTTTCAGCAATTCCCACTTGGGATCCGATGTAGGAAAACGAAAGGTCAGTTGATAGGTATTGTTCCCAAAATGGACAATTTCATCATTGTAGGCCTCGTTTAAAGGCCTATTTCCCTCTGTAAGATAAATCATAAAATATACCTCCAATTCGGCCGAACTGTGACCTTACGAACCGCACCAGTAAAGACCAGACCGTTATTACCAACTGCCAACTCAAAGAAGCCTCCACGTTTACGTAAAGTATTTTGAACCGCGCCATCTGCATTATAGATATTCTGTTTCTTATGCCTACAATCAATGGTCACTTTTCGTCTAATGGTCAAGTGCATAGTTGTCCTTCCGATAGTCAAAGAAATATCTCCGTCTCCCTCAATCTCAATCACAGGCTCACTATAGACAGAGCCTGGATTGTTGACATTACCGCTTGCGGTAAAGATAAGAGGAGCAAGATTTTTCTGATAGCGGAACGGTTGCATACTCAGCTTAAGCTCTAGCTTCCAGGCATGCATCCCATGAGGGCTATAGGTTGCACCAATAAAATCCGCATAAAAGACAGAACCCAACTGGTAGCTAAACTCCAGCACATTGTCCTTAGGCTGAAATTTCTCCACGATAGTCGAAACATCCAGTAACTTAGGAATATAGAACGAAAAAGTCCGTTCATAACTCTCAAAGCCACCATCCAGCACTCGATAACTTCCGTTGGCTCCGTAGAGGTTAGCATCTTCAACCACCCTAGGTTTAGCTGCCTCCACCTGACCAAAATCCGTCACCACGCAGTGAGGGATAGTTGATGTATTGAAACCATTGATAATCATATAAAACATTACATTCCCTCCCTAGCGTAAATCGCACCTTGACGTTGGTAGACGCTCATTGAAATTTTATCAGCGTCCAGGTAAGTATCTGACGGCTTTTCAAGGATAGCGGTAAGGATCTTCTCCATACTTGCTCTCAGAATCGCTATCTCAGACACGACTTTATCGCTGTCTTTACTATTTGTATCTCCTTTTGTTTGCACCACTATTTTAGCTTGTGCTTCTTCCATCTCACGAAGGAATTTAGCATCACTCGGAATGCCAACTCCTGCAGCATATTTAGGGACCCCCATCTCACGCATCAAGCGTTTGGTCTTATCCGCCCGCAAAACTTTAGCCCCTTTAGGAAGAGGAAGAAGAACATCCCTCCCCTCAGGAATGAAGCTCCTACCATCTGGAAGAGTAACCAATTCCTTGTAGGTACTATTGCGTTGGTCATTGACCATAGCAAGACCACCAGGGTGATAGTTGGTACCGTGGGCATGCCGACTAGCAAAAACATTGGTAAAGAAATCACCAGTTACCCTAGTAATCCAAGACCTAATGCCTGCAAGCACGCCAGAAGCATTATCTCGAGCGCTGATTGTAACCGTTTTGTCTTGAATGCTATTAACGACGCTTTTGACCTCGCTGACAGTACTGGAAGTGCTATTTTTAGCAAGGATATCTACTGGATTATGTTGCTTAATCGCATTAATAGCCGCACTCGTCTCATTTCTAACGCCTGCAGTCTGATCTTTCGCAAGTAAATCAATTGGTTTTTCCTGTTTCGGAGAGTTCACACTCGCTTTTGCACTAGCAACTGCTTCACTAGTATTGTCAATAGCATTTAATGACTTATTCTCTGGATTAGATAGATTCCAAGCCATGATTTTATCGATTGACAATTGCCCGTTGTTCAAAACATTTGTAGAATCTAGTTTCAAATCTTTTGTGAATGGAGTAATCGCATTCCAAGTCGTTAGCGTGTCAGTCGAACGCGCAACAGCCTTTCTGAAATTCTCATCCGTAGCCAGCAACTCTTTCTGCTTAGGAGTCAAGGCATCATAGTTATAGAGCGCTTTGGAAGCCTCCTCAGCCTTATTCATCACATCTGTATTTTCCAAAAGCAGTTGCTTGACTTCAGCAGGCATACTGTTCCAGATTCTAAGATGGTTTTCACTATCAAAGATAGCTTGCAGTCCTGCTTGATTTTGGACAATCAACTGTTTTTCTTCCAGTGTCATGGTTGACCACTTACCAGACTCAACGAGAGCTTCAGCAATCGTTACCCGAACATTTGAGTTGATATTCGCATTTTTAACAATAAATTGCAATTGCTCCCAACCCTCAGCAGATTTAGTCGCTTCCCCAATCACTTCTTTTACGTTTGATTTAATGACAAAATTGTTGTTTTCATCAATGTTTCCGACGAGCAAAGACCAAGCATCATTCGCTTCTCTCGTTTCCTTGCTCATATCACTAGTATACTTAGCAAGAATGCTATGGGAATCACCCATTTTTTGAGAAGCTTCTGCTGCCTTTTGACCGATTACTTCATAAGACAAACCATATTCTTCCAGAACCTTTTTAGCTTCTTCCCAGTAGTTCCAGCTTTGTCCAGTTCGAGCTTTTACCTTAGCGTCAAGGTTTTGCATAACCTGGTAATACTTAGTACCTAAGGCTTCCATGGTTTGCTGGTGGTTTGTTTCAAGTTCTTGAATTTTTTTATTGTAAGTTTCTTGATCGATACGTTTGGCATCTAAGAGTTGTTTCAATCCATCTTTTGAGGTTTTGTATAACTGATTTTCTTCATCCAGAGCCTTCTTCAAAACATCTCTTGTGTGCTTTAATTGCGTTTCATTTAAACTACCAATCTCTCCATTCAGAGCCTGAAGCGCAGCCTTTTGTTGTTCGCCAGATAATTCCATCATTTCGATTCTAGCTTTGATCATCTCTCTTTGGTTGTTTAAGACGATTTCTTTTTCTTCTTGAGAAAACTTGCTAGCGTCTCCATTATGACGTTTGTAGATTTCACTGACCTGATTAGCCATTGCATCGGTATTTGAAACAACTTGGTCATTTTTTACTTTCATTTTAGCGATTTCTTCATCGCTAAACCCCAACTTTTTAGCTAATTCTTCCATACGTTGATTAGCTTTTTCAGCACCTGCTGCTACCTCTTCATGAAGTTTTCGAAAAGCTTCAGAAACTTTTTCAGCATCGCCAGCGTGGGTTCCAAAGTTGGCTACTGCTGTACTGGTATCATCTACCTTACTTTGGAAATCTCTTAACTCTTTCCTTGCAGTATCACTCAACTGAGACCCAAATTCCTCCGCCTTAATGCGAGCCTCGTCTTTCTTATGTCCTAGATAGACCAATCCTCCAGCTAGTAAAGCAGCACCACCCACCAGCAAACCAATAGGATTTGTCAAAGCCCCAATGGCTCCAGACAAGAGACTAGAACTAGATGCAGCAGCGCCAGCTCCTTCCGCTAAAACAGTAGCTTCGCTTCCTACCTTAGCAAGACCGAGACCGCCCTTTAATAGTCCTTCTAATTTACCGGCATGTTTTATCAAAATACTAAGAGCCGTCGCCCCATTGCCTAGAAAGTTCAAGAAAGGGTAGCCCAGAGCCAAAAAACCACCAATACCAACCGCCAAGCTCTGTACGGCTGGAGGAGCCTTACTTAGCCAGTCGATAAATTGGTTCACCTTATCAATCACAGGAGTTAGTAATGGTAATAATTTCTGACCAATGTTAATCTGTAAAACTTCTAAACTAGATTTAAAACGTTCCACACCATTTTTAGAAGACTTAGATAATTCATTTGCTAAATCCTTGGTATAAGTTGTCGCCCCCTTGGTTTCGTTAGCAAGATTACGCAACGCATCTCCACCTTGGTCAACCAAGATATTCATCGCTGTCTGAGCTTCTGTACCAAAGGCTGTAGCAATCAAGGCCGATTTCTGAGCATCTGTCATCCCTTCCGTATTCTTTTTGATACGATCCAAAATATCAGGTAGCTTAATCGCGCCGCTACGAAATTCTTCTGCAGAAAAACCAAGCTTCTCCATTGCATTTGCATTTTGCTCTGATGGTTTCAGTAGCCTTGTTAAAGCTCCACGCAGAGCCGTACCAGCCTTTTCACCAGCAATACCATTGTTGGACAAAAGACCAACAGCAGCGGCAGTCTCTTCCAAGTTCATACCAACGTTTTTAGCAACGGGACCAACATACTCCATTGCAGCCCCCATATCAGCAAAACCAGCAGCCGTTTTATTGGCGACAAAGGTTAAGCTATTGGTTACTCGCTCTGTATCCTGAGTAGATAGCCCAAATTGTTGCAAAATATTCGTAGTGGCGTTCATAACCGTATTGAAGTCCTCACCAGACGCCTTTGCAGCGTCTAGGATAGCAGGCATGGCTTCGATTGTTTGATTGGCATCAAAACCTTTCTTGATAATTTCTTGCATCCCTTCATTGATAGATGCAGTAGAAATCCCATACTGCTTCGCCCAATTTTTTGAACTTTCACCCAGCTTTTGTGTGGTACTGTTCAGTTCATCCGCTGTTGGAATAGTATCTGCTAACAGAGATTTAGTTGTATTCATCTGACTTTCAAAGTCAATAGCTTTCTTAGTAGAAAGCGTAAAACCAGCTAATAAAGCAGCAGACACAGGCTTCATTGCATCGCCCATAGCCCGCAATTTTTCTCCACCTTTAGCAAATTTTTCGCTCAAGGCATCTATCTTACCAGACCAACTATTTTCACGCCCCACATCTTGCAAAGCTTTTTCAACACCGCGTAGCTGACCTTCCATTACTGCCAACTTAGCATTCTCACGCTGAATATCAGCAGCAGCCTTGTCAAATTTAGCTGTCCCCGGTTCAAGTTTATCAAAACTTTTCTTCATCTCATCCAAAACTTTACGTTGTGAATCAATGGTTTGTCCTAAAGTCTTGTATTTTGCTTGAAGTAAGCTAGCATTTTTTTCATTGCCTTTTAAAGTACTGTCCAAAGAACGGACATTATTTTGAAAGTACTTTACAGCGTTTTTTGCACCAGTTAGAGTAGGACTGAACTTTGACACGTCCAACCCTAGCTCGATATACATCTGACCTAACGGCGTACCGCTTGCCATCTTGTTCTCCTTCCTAACTCCTCAGAGCAAAGAAAAAAGCCCTTACGGACTTTTCATCATTCTTTATAAAAATCATCCATTGCCATGTTCATAAAAGCCCAGATAAACATACCAAGAAATAGATAAGCATAGAGTGGCAGGGAAGCAAAGATAAAGGGTGATAGCAAGAGCATACCAAAGATATCTACAAAATTTGTACAAATACAATACAAGCCAAAAGCAAGATAAAGGATAAAAATGGTAAACCAAAACCAATATCTTCTACATGCTTTTTCTTTTCGAGACATTTCTTCCACCTCCCTTACATATCTCTATTATATTCCTAAGCCTTTGATTTGTAAAGTCTTGACCTAGAGACTTTCTAAAAAATCTGCCAAGTCAAGCACTTCTTCTTGTTCACTCGTTTCCAGACTTCCCAAGACCCCCATCAAGTCCTCCCAACTCGTATCCATCACATCGCGAATGCTCATTCCACAAGGACCCTCTGTAACTTGCTTGACAAAACCATAAAAACGTTTGATCGCTTGCCCAGGTGCTAGCTCTTTTCCTTTGGGTCTACATCACCTACCAGATGAGCATAAATTGCTGTAAAAATAGAAATCACTTTCGCAAAATCTGTGTATTCTAGTAATTGTTCTACTGTCACATCATCAAACAAACTAGCAATAAATCCCAACTGCTTATCAAGCTTCTCTACCTCAGATAAATCACTTGTCAAGGATTCGTTCATGACCAAATAGTCACGATAATCACGAGTTGTGATTTCTTTGCTCTTTTTTAGGACATCTTCTCCCTTGTCATTTTTAATTGTAAATTGAACCTTAGCCATATACTTTCCTTTCTAAAAAAGTAAAAGAGAGCTTTCGCCCTCCTTCTACCCCGCAGCGGTTATGTTTAGTTGACCTTTCAATTTCTTCAACTTTTCAGCATCTGAACCATAAACAATAGCACCATAACGCCCCTTAGTTGCAACGTCTGAACTAGCTGTCGCAGTGAAATTCACACTAGTAGTAGCTAACTCATTCGCCTTATCCTTGAGCGTTTCAAAATCAATAGCATCCATAGAAAGCTGACCTTTATAAAAACCATAGTAAACAGGTTCCCCATCAGCAGTATTACTTTCAATGAGAATGGAAACATTCTTGGCAACTGTGTCTGCACCGAAGTAATAGATACCATCATCATCGCCATACCCCAAAGCATTCGTATATAAAGCTAATGGGACATCAAGCAAGCCCATCTCTACCTTAACATCACCGACTCCTCGATTGGAGACGTGATAAGCCACATTACTACCATAAGTCTTTACAGGGTCACTAGATAATCCAGTTACTCTAGCGGTCTGTGTAGCCCCTTCATTATCTTTACCTTCTAGCGTGAAGAGGTTCTGTCCAACCGTTGGAGTCTGTCCATCATGCACACGAATGGTGACTGATTTAAGTCCGATAAGTGCAGTTCCTTTTACTGTCATTTCTTTTTCCTTCTTTCTAGTATTTCTCATATAGAGCGCTCATACCACGATAAGTCCGAACGTCTACATAGCGCTTAATATCAGGAATCCATTGTTCCAAACCACCTTCAGTCTGATAAAATCCCTGTTCTTCCATTATTTTTTCAATTCTTCCTTGGAGTTCTTTACACTCCACTCGATTAGTAGACTCTACATTGATTTGATAGAGAAAAGTCTTAGCCAAACTAGTATTACTACCGTGAGCCGTTTGCATTGGAGGCCCTACAGGGATAATGACAATACTGGTCTCGCCATCTCCCAAGCTCTCAGGACGCTCAAAAGACTTGATACTAATACCAGATAAAGACTCATCCTCTTCCAAAGCATCGTAGAGTTCAGTTAATTTGTCTTTAATCATTACAAAAACTCCTGTTTTAACTTCATGCCGACTTTAGACTTAAAGACCGGCTTACTCGCTTCAAAAAAGCGGCGCATGACTCCGAAACCACGAGGATGCCCATTCTTTGCATAGCCAAATTCATTTAAGTGAATAATAGTCCAACGAGGACTTTTAAAACCTAATTTAACCATTGGAACTCCGCTGGATGTACCAGTCACATTCCCATGAACGACCGCACCAACCGTCTTCCCAGTGTCAGCGTACACCGCCATAGCCCGTTTGAAAGTTGGCTCAAACTCCTCAACCGTCTCCTTCAAGGCTCTGTTGACCTTTCTACGAACTACCGGCTCTCCTAGTCGAGCCTCAATATTCCTCAAAATATCATCAAATCCTTTTAGATTAGCTCCACTAGACATCACGACCACCTCCGATAAGGACAATCAAAAAATCCCGATTAGCAAAATCAGGACGGACATCAATGATTTGCCATTTCTTACCAACTAGACGGATATCCCCCACTTCGACAAAATGCCGATTTTCAGGCTGATAATCTGTCAGAGGGTCACGAATCTTCAAAGTCATCTTAGCTTTCATCGCTTTTCCAGTTGCAATCTCAACGTCTTTCATACTTGGAGAATAAGTTTGCCCCATCGTATAAAAAGCCTTCTCGTAACTCACATCACGACCATCAACCCCTTTTTTTATTTTAGAGGTATAGAAAGTCAGGGGAGTTCTCAGGTCTCCATTTTGAGACTCAGGCTTTTTGTAACGATAGCTTGGTCCCTCACTCCTCTTCATTTACACTCACTACTTCCTTAGAGCTACGACTTCTGGACGACTTTTCCAACTCGACATAGTCAGGTAAATGTTCCTTTAGCTCAGCAAATCGTTCTTCTGTCGCTTCAAACCTTTCTCCGACTTGCCTAAGGACTCCCTCCTTGAGGTCATAAAACTCTTTTAATACCTTAATCATCACTATCCTCCATTTCTATCTTATCTAACGATAATGCTAAAATATCCGCTTTGAAATTTTCGTAAAAAAATTCAACTTGGTCATTATAGACATAGCGAGCACGTTCTAAGATAAGTTCCCTTATTTGATGATCGTGTATATTCCCACTTCCTACCAAGCGGGTAATAACCATTTGAGAACTTTCTAACATCCGTGAGAGATTCGCATCTTCTCCGCTATGAAAAATTCTCATCCGCTCCTTAAAAGGAATAAGGAGGGAATGAAGTTTAGCTTCAATCTCCATCCTTCGTCACCTTTTATTTTGCAATACTCAGTGTCCACACAGCAGCAGTCTTTTCATCATGCGCTTTACCATAAGCAAATTGCTTAGCAGTGTAGAGATTCAAGTCTTCTAAAGCATAGGTTTCGGTAAATCGTCCAAATTCAATCCCCCCACCTACAAAGGCATCGTAGCGACCTTTGACAAATGTAGTCACCTTACCAGACGCTTGAGCAACCGACTCAACCAAGATGAGGTTATAAGGCATAGCTGTTACATATACACCCTGAGCATTGAGAGACGTATATTGCTTCTTCACATCCCAGGCATCTACAGGGTTCACTACCATAACCAAATTACCTTCTACTGCAACAGGAGTGGTATTGTCAGCTTTTGTAGAATGGTATTTATAAACCTCCGTCAACTCTTTTACCACGGTAGCAGAGTCTGCGAAAGTCAATGGTTTTTTCTGAGCTTGTTTCTCAGCATAAGTTACTTTTTCACTTTCTGCAGTCCCTGTAAGAGTACGAGACAACCCGATAGGCTTGTTGTCCCCATCACCATTTAAATAACCAGCTTCAAGAGCAGCTGCAAAGGCCTCTGTAATTTGAATGGATACGTAAGACTGTAGCCAAGCAGGACCAAACTTTTCAGAGTCTTTAGGGATTACAACAAAAGCAGTCAATTTAGACTGAATCGCTTCTTCTTCAGCAAATTCTTGTTTCAATTGTCCTTGAATTTCAGCATTGATTTTACCCCAAACCGCTTGACCTGTACGACTAGACTTGAGGAATTTCAAACGAATACCAGCATTACGCAAGCCGATGTGTTGAAGAAGTGGACGGGCTGCCACCATATCCTCAAAAATCCGGTCAATTGTTTCCTGAGGGAACAATTTCTCAATTCCTTTGGGAGGAAGTTTCTCAATGTTGTTGAAAAATTCGCGAGCTTCAGCAGTCAAGTGCGCATCGTATGGATTCATAGTTGCGATTTCTTTACGAGCAGCTTCTCGAGCATCATCTTGCAACTTATCTGTCAATGCCTCAATCATCTCGTTATAGAGCTTATTTTGCTCTTCCATAGGAGCACCAGTTTCTACTGCATTCATAAAGTTCTGACGAGCAGTTGTAAATTCATTACCAAGTTTCATCATTGTTTTTTATTTCCTTTCTTAAAATGGGAAACGACCCAACCCCACAGGTTCAGCCGTCTTGTCTTCTTTTTTCTTATCTTCTGGGATAGGTAAACTGTTATTCAACCTATCACGAACCAAGTCCGCCAATAACTCCACATCTGGGGTCATCGCAGATCGGATTTTTTCGATAAAATCACGAGGAATCACAGGTGTCTGACTAGCTACCAAGACAGGAGCTTCCTGACTTTCAAACATGACCTTATCTGCGAAGCCATGATTAACAGCAGAACGAGCATCAAACCACGTTTCACCCTCCATTAGATCCAGTAAATCATCTAATGCCTTACCAGTCTTATCAATATAGGCATATGCGATGGACTTATTAAACCCTTCTAACACACCAGCCTCATGCAAGAGCGCCTTATGGTCACCACGTACACCAGCAGATACATTATGGATCATGATTTGCGCTGTAGGACTAATTTCCACCTGATCACCAGCCATAGCGATAACACTCGCAGCACTAGCAGCAATCCCCACGATTTTCACCGTCACATGCCCCTGATAAGCACGCAATGCTGTATAGATTTCACTACCAGCATACACATCACCACCACCAGAATTGATGTGCACCTCCACATCTTCTCCCGTCGTCGGCAATACAATATCCTTAGGAGCAGTTGCATCCATGTCTATCCAATCATAAAACCAGCGGTCATCATTGGATACAATCGCTCCCTTAATCTGAATGATTGTCATCCTCATTTCCTCCTTTCTCTATTTCGTTTTCACCCTGATAGTTCTTAGTGATAAGGAAAGAATCCCCACCAGGAACAGCCTCAAGACCAAGTTCCAATCTCACCTCATTTCGAGTCATAGCCCCAGATGAGATGAGTTTATCTATGTTCTCAGCCAGAGCAAACTTATCCAGTCCCCCCTCACCAAAAATCACAAATTTTTTCTGATTAGCGTATCCAGCCGAACTCACCATAGCATGGTTTAGAGCGTCACCCACTTTTTTAACCAGCGATTCATAACAATAACTGTTAAACATCTTCTGGCTATTAGACAAATCAGCCATATCTCCATGCATCAAAGCCGTCGGCAAACCTAATATATCTGCAACCTCGTCATCAAATTGACGTCTCAGTTTCTTCAACTCTTCAACTGATAGATTTGTAGTTCCTACCGTATTGGTCAACTCCGAATACTCCACACCATCCATTGTCGGTACAATGGCAACCGTCTTAGACGTAAAGGACTTAAAAAGATTGTCCGCATATCTCTGCAGTTTCTTTCTCTTATCCTCATCAAAAGTTCCATTCGCTTTTGTAGCCAGAACCCCACGGATCTGATTATTTCTAGCTAAGGCTTCCACCAGACGAGTATGTAGTTTTTCATAATCAGAAAACAAGTCAGATACATATTCTTGCAAGCGATTGTTATTATACTGAAGAAAGATGACATCACTCATAGCAAACTTCCTCTGAAATGTATAATCCCCGACAGACACCATCTCAAAGGTGTCATCATACAGAGCATAACGCCTACGAGTAAAAGCATCAGCTACCAGTAACTGCTTATCATCAGACAAAACAATGAGTACTTCGTTTTTCGTCAATAAGCGATAAATGACCTTCTGCCAGAACTCCGAGGCCGACTCATTCTTATTGGGACGCACATTTAAAATATAATCCCAGTCTGACGTCACATGATGATTCTCCACCATATACCGAAATTCCGACTTAGCAAAGATACGAGCCACAAACTCCGCCGACTTATCAATCGCTAAACTCTTTAACTGCAAACACCCCAACATTCGTTCCAACTCTTCAAAATCAAAACCAACATCAGGCGCATCACGCTTAAATAAATTTAAGAACCCCATGCTTCCCCTCCTTCCTATCCAATTACCAACCTACCACCCAAAATTTATTCTTAGATTAAAACTCCCAATCCTCTAACATATCGAGGAATTCCCCAACGTTCGACTCATGTACAAGCTCACGTTTGTATAGAGCAGCAATCAAGGCATGGAAACCATCCGTCTTTCTTCTGACGGGCTCTTTCTTCAAGAAACGCTTATTGCCATCCTTGTCCTCTTTGACGTAGGTATTATCCGTATACCAAATCATAGAATTATCATTCTCAAAGATAAATCGTTCATTAGCAAATCCGTCTTCAATGATTGGCGCAACCTTGGATTGAATCGCCCCAGGATTTCTCAAGAACTCATATTCAAAACCAGCCTCTTCCAAAAGAGGTTTTAACAAGTCCATTCTGAAACCATCTGCACATACAAGCTCAATCTGATAAAACTTACTCCATTCATTCAATTTTTCGACCAATAAACGAGGGGCAATACTAGGGCCGTCCACAATTGTAAATAAGCCTCTATCTGCCCATTCCTGAATAGGAGCTTTAAGTTTAAAAGCTTTCAAAAATGCTTTACGAGCAAATGAATGTTGTTTCCAGATAAACTCATCTCCGTTCTTAAACAACAAACCAACACTCGCAAAATCTCGAATGCTAGCATAGTCAAATCCTGCGACACAGGACTTACCCAACAAGTCAATACCAGGCGAACGTAAACAAGCAAGTAATCTTTCACGAGTCGTCACATCTTTCTCAAGGTCTGCTTCAGGAAGATTCATCCGTTTAGTCATGAACTCCTGACGACCAGACGGCTCCAGCTCAAGGTCATCATAGTCAGCCTTAGTTCTAGCAAGCAACCTCTTAGCGTAAGGCGTGCTTTCATCCAACATCGGATTTGCTTTCGGCCAATTCTTCATGTCATCCACCTCATCCGCACTATCAAGCTTGCAGATAAAAGGGAAGAGTCTGAAATCATCAACCTCTCCATTCAAGATTTGCATAGACTTCTCTATCAGCTTGTCATAGAACCCCTCGCGCACATACCCATTCGTACCGTTGTAGAAAGTCCTGACATGAGCAATCTTACCAAGACCAGACCTTTGAACCTTCACAGCCTTATCATTTTCAAATTGGTGAATCTCATCAAACTCAAGACAACCATCACGAGCAGAGTCCATAGTCTTCGGATTATTCGTCCGAAAAGAAAAGACCGAGTTGTTCGCTCGACCTGTGATAGACATTTTAGTCAGATAGAAATGGTCCTCAAGACCACGCCTTTGGATAGTCTCATAAACTTCCTCAAACGAAACCTTACCCTGTTTCTCAGAGTTAGCAGTGATAGTCACATCGTAATCTCTGATAGGGTAGATAGGGCTGATAAAAAACGATGACCTTGCTGACATAAAACCATTCTTACCACCCCCACGAGCAAGTGTGTATAGATACTCGTCAAAGTGTGGTTCCTCGTCTACCTTCCGAAAAAGAAAAATGAACGGTGTCAAGAAAAGTTGATACTTAGCCAGAGGGAAAAAATTCTTTTCCGCAAACCGAATGAACTTATCAATCAAGTCATTATCAAAATACAAATCATCACGAGGATAGATTTTCTCCTTGATGATTTTAAACAGCAACTTCCTTTCCTTGTTGACAACAACTTCTCCATTCTCGGCCATTTTGATGTAGTCATCAACCAGCGGATGAGAAATCATAACAGATCACTTCCAGACGTAGCTTTCTCGACAGGAGAATTTTCAACATCAAAATCAAACGACCGCTCAATAGCCAAAAGCTGATTACTGGTTGTGTTGATTTCCTTGATGAGAGAATTCGCTTTTTGGAATCTTTGTTGTCCATTGTGAACAGTGATGACCAGTCCGTCTTCATGAAGTTTAGCTTTCAGCTCATAAAGCAGCCGGACAAGATAAAGATAGCGATTGACTTTTTCATACTGAATCGCATCCTTTTTTCTAGGACTGAAATAGCCAATTTTAGAAAGTAGCTGATTTTCTAATTCTTTTATATTTTTTTCCGAGTATTCTTCCATTACCCCCCACCCCCTTTAATTTTTTGTTAAAAATTTGGACAGTCGAGTGCAGACCGCTTACCGACATCTTTGAAAATTTCCGATTTTTTTGACCGGGGGGTGTTTAAGATTCGTTCACCTAACCCCACCATTCATCTTTTCGGAAATTTCTGTCATTCTTATCAAAACGATCATGCCTTTTATTATGACATGCCTTGCACAATGTTCGTAGGTTATCGATATCAAGCGCGAACTCTGGATAGAACTCTAGCTCCTTGATATGGTCAACTTCTAAATTAGTAGTCGTGACCTTGCCTTCATCCCTGCACCATACACATTCGTAATGATCTCGTTTAAGTGCTTGCCTTCTTATCGTTCTCCACTCGCTGGAATTGTAAAACTGGTTTCGTTCTTCTCGAGTTGAAACTTCAATCATTGTTTAATATTCTTTGTCCATTACATCTTTCGTCAATAATTATCTTAAAGATACTTATTTTAAATTGCTGTTACTCTATATTTTCTAGCGTTCAATTAGACATATCTTATATTCTGTCTAATTCAAACAGTCGCCAAAAAGCCTAACACAATAAGGATATACAGTAATCCACTAAATGAATTAGCGTTTGACTCGTTATGTCTAATTGGTTAACTACAATCCAAAATTTGACATCGCTTTGTCCTGTTGATCTTGACGAATACCTATATATCTTAAGGTAATAGCTGGTGATGAATGATTAAACAAACTCATCAACATTGCTATATCTTTTGTCTTTTTATAATAATGATATCCAAATGTCTTCCTCATTGAATGAGTTCCTATATTTTCAATACCACACTCAGATGCAGCAACTTTTAAAATCCAATCCACAGTCCTACGATCAAGTGGTTTATTTTTTCCGACTCTACTTTGAAATAAAAAATGATGATGAGGTTTATTTTGTATATACTCTCTAACCTCACGTTTGAGAGTTTTAGTCATTTTAATCTTTTTCTTCTTCCCAGTCTTTTGTTCTTTCAGTTTGATATACCAACCTTGAACATCCTTTACTCGAATTTTTAAAATGTCACCAACTCGCAAACCTGAATTGATACCAAAAAGAAATAAAATATAATTACGCTCATTCCATTCTCTCAGATAATCTTTCATAGCCTGTATATCATCTTTATCCCTGATTGGTTCTACAATATTCAAAACAAGTATCACCACCTTTCAAATAATCAAAAAAAGCCACTGGTCGTGGCATTGAATATGACAGTAGCTGGAATTGAACCAGCTGGTCTAGCAGTAAAACGCACGCTTGGTAAAAGTTTCAAGGAGACCCAAACAACCTGCTAACCTGTCCTTACTGTCTAAGAGGCCGAAACCTCTGTATTTTTAGGAGTCCTCATGACTGTTCGTTACCCAATCATTGGATAATACTATTTTAGCACCTTTTTTCGTTCCAATTCTCCCAAGATTTTCCCAGATTTTTCCCAAGATTTTCCCAGAAATCACTTGTAAACCAAAAGGTTGCTTGCTTGATAGGACTCTGCAAACTCTAATAGAGCTTTGTTTAATATCCGATAATACTCACTAGATGAGTAGCCTAGTTCTGAGTAGATGCTGTAGTCTTCCCTCCTTTTCTTCCTGCAATATCGTTCGATTAGGATACGTGTATATTCCATATCGGAAAGATTGTTGATTGCTTTAGCGATTAGTTCTAAATCCTGCTGAGCTGATACTCTACGCAAGACCATGCTTTCTACCTGCTTACTTGTCTGACCACTTGATGATTTTGGTTCAAGCGAGTAGGATATTGTTATTTTGGGGGCGTATTCTTCTCCAGCAATCCGTCTCAGACGACTGTATTTTTTTAGGACTTTGATAGCTTCCTTTCTGGTTTTCTTTTCATCGATGATATCCAATAACTCTATTTGCACACGAACTCCTCCTCATGATATAATAGTTATGCGAAACCATACCATGAGGAGTCAGCTGTGCTGGCTTTTTTCATGCCCTACTCCCGAGAATAATATCAGCAGGAAAAGCAAAGTAAGTACAGATATCTTCTACATTATAAATATTCGGTACACTTTCCTCCTTCTCCCATTTAGCAATCAGGTAGCGACTATAGCCTAGTTTAGCTGCTAACTTTTCTTGTGACAACTTCCTTTCCTTACGTTTTTGCTTTAGCAAGAAAGCAAACCTACTTGCTTGTCTTGGATTTAATTTATCCTTCATCATCCACCTCAATCTTTATGACTGCCCTACCATTCGGATGGCGTTTTTGTGTAGATGCAAAAGTGTAATACTTCAACATCCTCTCGGCAATTCCTGTTTCTTTGCTGATTTCCTCAAGCGTTCCTATCGTCACGAACGTTTCACCTTGATATAATGCGTACTCATTCATGCTCCATCTCCTCGATAAGCCAGTCAAGGTTCTTTCTGGCTTTCTTCAGGTCTTCCAGACCGTTTGCACCTTGGTAGTGGCTTGGTTTGTTTATGTTGTCTGTCATGTTAAGTCCTCCTCATAAAAATCATATCATTCAAATTCCTCCAAGCGAGATTGTTACTTTGATTTCTAAACTCTCGCTTTTTGTAAGGAATCTGATGTTTATTCAAGCAGTAATATACCTGATTGTAATGTAGTCCTAATTTTTGTGCGATATCTTTTACAGCTATACCTTGATTGGCTAGCGAAACTACATCTTTGTGAAATATAGTCAAGTCTAAAATTTTTCGTTTCCCTAATTTTCGGATGCGGTCTCGAATGGCTTTCTCACTACGTCCTAAGATACGAGCCAAGGTCTTGTACGAAAAGCGTTGGTAGTATTTCAGGATATAGCTATCATCTGCGTCTGACCATTTGGGCTTAAATTGCAAGTTAGGATTGTATTTCTGGAGTTTGGCTAATTTTGACCGAACTGCGTTGTAACTTCTATCCAAAAACTTGCAAGCCTGTGTTAAATCATGCTCTTCTCTGGACAAGACGTACCACTCCAGATAATCAACCTCATCTTCTGTCCATCTACGTCCTGCCATAATGTTTATACGCTCCATGTAAATAATAAGTGCCATCTTTACGCTTGTTTACGTAATACGTATATTGCCCATCTGGACTAGCGTAGGAAATCTGCTTCTCTCCTGCCCAGATACCATTGTCACGCATCATATGGCAATTCTCCATAATCCATTCTACGTCAGGCATCTAGTAACTCCTTGTTTTCGTAGATGTTGCCAACGACTCTATAAGAGTAACTTTCATCGCTAAGAATTTCATGAAAGGGCGCAATATCATCTACACTTATTGCTTCTATCATAAAGACAGCTTGCTCATTATCCCAAGTCAATTTTGCATTCCCAAGGACTTCTCCTTCATCTTGAATTTCAAGAACATCCCCCTCAAAGATTTCCTTGCCGTTCTTATCCTTGAGTCCTGTTGATTGCATGATACATTCATAATCATCAAAATGTAACCAATCTTTTTTCTCTTCAATCCAAATGATAGGACAAGTCCAGTTTTCATCACTTAGATCACAATTGCCTACCATGACTTTGTAATTCATTTCTTTTCGCAGTCTATCCCACGCTCTAAATTTTGGTATCATAACATCACCTCATCCCCAACTTTCACTTTCTCATACACGTCCTTCGTAACCACAAACACCCCGTAGTCACGAATCGTAAGCGTGTATAATTTGCCGTGTCGTCCTTTCTCGACGACTTTACCGAAAATCTCAGCGCCTGCGTTATCCGCCTTGTAGATAACCATCGGCTTTTTCTTTTCTAGTTCTGCAATCCTGTCCATCTGCCAGATGTTTAGTCCAGCAGATACCAGAATCAAGATAGCTATGAATCGTTTCAATCTGTGACCTCCTCAAATTTCATAAACGTCATCCAATGCGTAGTACCTCTTTGTTGTCCAAACAATGGTTTAAAAGGTACAGATTTAAGAACCTCTTTAACGTTGATTTGACAATCAGACCATTTAAAAACTAGAGTACCTCCAACTTTTAGAACTCTCATGCATTCTTCAAAACCCTTGGCTAAATCTTCCGGCCAGGTAACTTTATCCAGCTCGCCATATTGTGATCGCATAATTGAGTTTTGACCTGCCCATTTCAAATGTGGCGGATCGAATACTACTAGATTAAATGTTTCATCATCGAATGGCATATCACGAAAATCTCCGACAACGTCAGGGTTTACGTTTACCTTTTTCCCATGTATTTCAAATTTTTCTTGTCTGATGTCCATGAAAGTTGTATGACTCTCATTTTTATCAAACCAAAACATACGACTGCCACAACAAGCGTCTAGTATTCGTATATCTCCCATTATTCCACCTCCTCAAAATAACTATGAAATTTACTTAAATTGACAATAGCGACCTCTTCAACGAAATGTTTTCAATGTCAAAGTCTGGGTCATCTTTACTAAACTTTTTCTTAATGGCTTTTTCAGCTAGTGATGGTAAAGCGAATATACTTGCTCCGTTTTTTAGGGCAAGCGCTTGACCGTGTTTATTTACTATTCGATAACCAACATCAAACGGTCTAATTTCCATTGGGATTTTTATGCGTTTACTTTGATTCTTCATTCCTTCTTCAAGCGTTTGTATCATCACTCCACCTCCTCAATCTCAATCCCTGGGCAATCGAACACCCAGCCGAAACCAGCTTCTTCAAGTTCTTTGCGGGTGAATTTATAATTTCCAGTAATTATATTTTGGTTAAAATAAAGAACCTTCCCTGATTGCGTTTTAGTCAAAGGTTGCCCATTATTCAGACTAACAATATACCGCTTCTCTTCCTCGACCTCGTAGCCGTCAAGCCATGCACGAGCAACTAAATCAAATGGTCTTTCTTGCATAAACCATTTCCTAACTTCATCGTTCGTGAAATCAAATTCGAATAATTCTGCCACGTCTTTACAAGCTTTTCTAGCTTCCTCAATCCATTCAGCCACAAACTGCGGAACTTTGACTGATTTTTGTTCGTCTAGTTGTTTCAAGTCTCTTAGAACGGTTTTTAGAATAGTTTTTCCGCTAACAATACCTACAACACATTCAACCGCTTCGTACTTCTTAATCAATGCCTTAATATTCATCTTAGTTTCCTCCATAAATCAAATAAACTGCAATAACTACCTGAGACATGCCTGGTGAATAGCCAATCCAATCATCAAACTCCTTAGATTTTGGCAACCAACCCTTAGTAGCTCCCAAATCATAGTCGGTAGGCTTTTCATCAGCGAAGATGCATTCCATCGCTCCCATAAACGTCATACCATCTTCTGCCATTTCCCAAAAATAGTCCGCCCGGTCTTTCACCGCTTGTGGTAAATCTTGCTTGGGAGGTTGCGGCTTCCCGTCTTCTACCGTCCAGTTGTATACTTCATTAACTTTTTGCTTTAAATCTTCCATCATCTTCCAACTCCTCATTATATTTTTCTACCAATTCATGCAACCACGACCAACGTTCGGTTTCTTCAACGATTGGGTCAACTTCCCTTTCTTGCAACCAAGCTGAGAAATTAACCACATTATCAATGTAGATTGTGTCGTAATCGCCCCAATCCCAAACAGTTAAATAAATTTCTGTTTCAGTTCCATTTTCATCTTCAACCGTTATTGAACCATTTTCAACCCACGCTGTACCAAAACACAATTCGCAAGTGCCAGTCTGTTCTTCTTGAAAATCTGAATGGTATTCTGTCACTTTATATTTCATCTTCCAACTCCTCCACTTTTTTCCTCAATTCTTTATTCTTTTTCTTCAACAAATCGCGCTCCAGCGCTCTAATCCGTCTCTTGCGTGCATCGCACGGTTTCGAATACTCGATTATCTTCTCTTCATTTTGCTCAATTGTGCGTTTCAGTCCTTCGATTACTACCTGTTTATCGTAATTCATCGTCTAAAAATCTTTCAATAGCTTCTCTATAGGAGACTTCCGCCATACCGTCTAAGTCGTTCAGGGCTTCAATATAGTCTGGACGCCCTTGCCCATACTGCTTTTTCAAAAACTCAACAAAGAGATGAATTTCCTGATAGGTTACTCCAACCATATTTCTTACCTCCCACTAAAACGGAAAATCATCTTCCTCAAGGGCGTATCCTGGCATTTGTTCCTCAATATTCGAACGGTTAGCAGTATCATCACGCTTTTCAAGTCGCTCAAAACCATCTGCGACCACCTCAGTCAGATAGACCCTGCGCCCCTCCTGATTCTCATAGTTCCTTGTCTGGATGCGACCCGTCACACCGACCAGATTACCCTTCTTGCACCATTCTGCGAATAGCTCCGCCTGCTTACGCCACATCATACAGTTGATGAAGTCCGCCTCTCGCTCGCCGTTGGCTCCCTTGAAGTTCCGATTGACTGCAAGAGTAAACGTAGCGACTGCCACATTCGACGGTGTATATTTCAATTCAGGGTCTTTCGTCAAGCGCCCCACTAACGTAACATTATTGATCATCTTTCTTGTCCTTTCTTGCTGCACGTTCTCCGATTAAGTAGCCGAGAAATAGCCATAGAATAGCCATGCCAAATTCTTTAATAAGTTCAATCATTTTCTTATCCTCCTGAAAAAGTTGCTAAATAGTAACAATCCTTCGCACCATAGTCAAACCGTGTCGTCCGCTGACCAATGTGCTTCTGAAACCTTGGCTGAGTGATAGCCGAGAAAGCCCACTGATGATCTTCCATTTGCTCAATGAGATCATCGACATTGTCAAACATCCCAAGGTAAAACTTGCAGTGCCCGTTGTAGACGAAGTAAAGATTTAGCATCAATACCTCCTAAAATTTCATAAAAGCCATCCAGTGAGTTGTCCCACGCTGTTGCCCAAAAAGTGGTTGTTGTGGGACTAATTCCAAAATTTCCTTAACATTTACTTGAGCATCAGACCACTTGAAAATAAGTGTTCCTCCTGTTTTCAAAACCCTAAAACATTCTTCAAAACCTTGTTGTAAATCTAATCTCCAAGTCAACAAGTCTAGTTGTCCATATTGCGCACGCATGAATGATTTCTGGCCAGCCCATAAAAGGTGTGGTGGATCAAATACAACAAGGTTGAATGTTTCATCATCAAATGGCATATCTCGAAAATCTGCAACAATGTCTGGCTTAACATTGATTTTCTTTTTGTGAATCTCAAATTCCTCTTCACGTCTATCCATGTATGTTGTGTGTGGTTCATTTTTATCAAACCAAAACATTCGAGAGCCACAGCAAGCATCTAGTATTCTGATATCTTTCATCACTCCACCTCAACGGGGTAAAAGTTCCCAAAGGAACTCCTCAATGCTTTACCAACCTGTAAGGCTGCCGCCCGAGAAACAAACCGCATGGCTTTCTTCTCCTCTGAACATGAAATGTCCAAGCCAGTCACACCAATAACTGCGGACCTCAGAAACGGCTTATCCTCTCTTGTCCCATGTCTTAAAATAAACATCAGCCACCTCCATTCTAAAAATAGTGCTTCCGCTTGTTTGTCAAGTCGTTGAAAACCATTAAATGGTCTTTATCCACACCCTTCATCAGTCTGGACATAAAGGGTCTGCCATATCTTTTCTGAATATTAGCAGAAGTCAAATTGGTGGTAATGATTGTATTTGAACGCTTATTCAGGATATTGTAGAGAATAGTAAACGACCATTCGCTATCCTTCTCCATGCCCAAATCATCCAAAACCAAGAACTTAGCACTGGCAATTTTATTGACCAGAAACTCTTCCTGACTAAAATCAGCTTTAATCTTCATCAACAAGTCAGTCACGTTGATGAAAATAGCAATCTCTTTCGTGTACTCAGATAAAGCTTTTACCATCGCAAAGGCCAAATGGCTCTTACCAGTTCCAGCTTCTCCTTGTAACACGATGTTGTTCCTAGCCCCCTCAGACCACTCACGACAAATCCTCTTTGCAAAAGCTAGCTTTTCCGCTTCTTTTTCAGTGGGTGTCTCAAAGTTGTCCAAAGTCGCATTTTTCAAAACCTCATCATAAAGAGAAAACTTCTCAAGATAGTATTTCCTCTCTCGCTCATTCTCAGCGTCGGCCAGTTCATTCACTCTTGCTTGATTCTCCTCATGGATCCGCTCAGATTCACACATGCGGCATACAACACTCTCAGTCCGCAATATCTTTATCAAAGGAATGTTATGCTTTTCGCAAAACTCATCTTGTTGTTCTGTATTCCTGTGATAAGATAAGGCAATCTCCTCAAACACATTGTCTACCATGACAGACGACCTCCACATTCATGCCAGCTAGCCATTTCAGACAAGCATGCAACCACTTGATGAATTGGTTGGTCTGCTAAAAGAGTTTTCTTCTCGTAGCTTAACGGATAATAGTCAATCTCGAATTGTTCAATTAGTTCTAGTACCCCCATTCGTCCTTGGCCTCCTGTTCTTCTTTCTTATCCTTGTTCTTCTTTTCCGATTGACGAACCTGTTCAACAGTGGTAACATTGTTCATCTGCCAATTTCTTAAAATCCCACCAATATATTTGATGTTCGGCTTTCCTGAGTTAATAGCAGTCTTCAGTGCTTCCTTTACCAAATTCACATCATTCTCATTTAGTAGATGGTTGATTTCTTCAATTTCAAATCCAGATAAGAGTCTACGAAACTCAGATTGAAAAAGTTCTAAAATATTTTCTTGACCACCACTACTATTAGTAGTAGTTATTCTTTTCTTATTCTTATCTTTATCTAATCTATTCTTATTCTTATCTTTATCTTCTTCTAGTGCGTTACCGTCCGTTACTGTAACGTTACCTGTAACGTTACCAAGAGCAAGATTTTTCTGTTTTTTACGGTATTTGGCTACACGGTTGCGTGTCTGTTCCTTTATTTTCTCCATTCCGTCAACGTTTTGATGTTTTTCCCAATTTGGCAAGCTAATAATACCATCGATAATCTCAATCATCCCAAACTGTTCAAAAACTCCAATAGCCATTCTTACTGTATTCAATGGTCTACGAAAAATAGTAGCTAACATTTCATCTGTATAGTGAACCTTATCAGTCATCATCAACAAACCATTACTGTTATGTTTTCCAGCAAGTGTCAAAATCTTGAACCATATCACTAAGATGGCATCAGGATCAGGCAAGGCATCAATCAGGCAAATCTTTTCATCGTCAAAAATATCGGTTGTGATTTTTATCCACTTAATTTCAGACATACCTAGCACCCCACTTCCTACGGTTAGCGCGATACTTCATTCGCATATCCTCATAGATGTACCTGCCTTCCAGCTCCATTTTTTCAATCTTTAGCAGCTTATTTTTAAGCTCCACATCACGATAGTCCTTAGCTAGTTTTTTATAGTCTGTTAGGTATTCTTTGACTAGTAATAGATTTTTATAATCGTTTTCCCATGTCGTAATAAAATGTCTTGAAGTTGATTCCCTTCCTTCCAGTTCTTTAACAATCATAATCAGGTTATCCAGCGATTCAATCAATTCTTCCATTTCCTGACCTCATCATTACAAAAGTCTGATTGCAGACTGTTTCGGCTCTGGCAAGGCTAGAGGCTCAGGGCGCAATCCTACAGGCGGTTCGTTGTCGTAGGTGAAACCCTTGAACTCTCTACGGATATTCTTGCGGATTTCTTGCCATTTATCCTCTCTACCACGTTCATAAGCTTGGTTATAGCCTTGGGTAATCATAGACGCAAATTCTTGCTCTTCTCGTCTTTCTTTTTCCTTACGCTCCTCTTGCAATTTGATATGACGGCAAAGCCCTGCAAATCCAATCAGCAAAGCTCCAACACCCATCAACTGGTCTAAAATCGGTGGTTCAAACATTTTTAATCTCCTAAATAACTTTTTCTTTCAGTGTTTCAAAAACTTCAAACTTCAAATTTGTCTGTTCTTTTATTTTCTTCAATACACTAAGCACTGTGTCATCTTCGTTAAACTGAATAATGGTATCACTTATAACTAGTTCGTAGATGTTAGACATAATTCTATTATCAGTCTCTGTTTGTTCATCGGATTCTAGTTCTGAATCGATTTCGTTCTCATAATTTTTGAGAGCGTTAGCGGATTCATTAAATCCATGAAGTAACAATGTTCTCTGTAAAATTTCATTCACATCAATGTATTTATCTAAGCTTTCTCTTTCTCTTGCTCGTTTTGTTTCTTCAGGAAACAGAATATGCATTCTATCAAATATTTTGCTAAGTATTTTTACATTCTTTTTGGTTGGTTTTGTCTGAGTATTTACAATACTAGCCATCGGATATCCTTTAGTAAATCCAAGTTTTAAATCTAAATCACTGGCAGAAGACGAAACTTCTTTTCTAAGATTTTTTAAAATATCAATAAGCAAAGTTGCCCACATTATCGACATAAAATCATGACCAAATGAACCGTTGTAATCATTTGGTTTGTCAAGTGGATTAAATTTCTCGTTGGATAAATCTTGTACAATTTTTTTAAGATTTTCATCTTCGTGCTCATATCTTTCAAAGAAATTTCGCAAACCTGGTCTATTCTCTTTTTTCATCTTATGTTTGTATGCTTTTTTATTATTCATCTTCTCTCTCCTTATGCTCTTAATTTTCGTACTTCTTTCTCTAATTCCAAAATCTCATAAACATCATTAATATCGTACATAATATATTTCCCTTGCTTACGAAATCTCAATCCTTTACGTTCTAACTTCTTAATATAGCTATGAGTGAAGCCAAACTTCTCCATCAAAGCCTGTTGATTGATTGGCATGCGATCATTCTCTAATTGCTCCTTGACCTGCTTTTCAGCAAAAGCCAATAATTGATTTGTGAACAATTCAGCACTTTCGCCGTCTAATCGTAATTGTAACGTTATACCTTCCATTTTCTACATCCTCTCAACTATGCGGGCAAGCATTTTTGTGATATAATGGTTTAAATTGTTTTAGTATGCGCCTGATTGCCGTCAGGTGCTTTTTTGCGTTGTTGTCAAACTGTTTTACTTTCCAGCGCTCTGAGTTCTATCTCATGGCTGACTTGTCTAAATAGCTTCTCACACGCTATTTTAGCTTCTCTGTACGTTGTAGATTCACTGATGAAGTAATCAGCAAGTTCGATGATTTTATCTTCCATTCAACCTCCTACATCAGCCTCAAGACTGATGTAATATCCTCCTAAATTGCTATAATACTCTTGACTAGGACCTCTCACCGTTTTAGTCA